TGAGGAGAACAAGTGGATCCTCGACCTGACACCGGCAAAGCGCCGCGATGCAATGATGGAGCGCGAGGGCCTTGGCAAGGAAGAGGCAACTAAGGCGGCAAGTGAGCTTGTTGAGCAGGTTCGCAAATCCAAACAGCCTGAAAAAACCTTCCTTGGAAAGGAAGAACGCCTCCAGACGCTGACGCAGCGCGCTGAGGAAACGTCCAGTGCGGCTCGTCAAGAGCTTGAGCGAATCCAGTCTATCGCGCGCCGGTTCACCGCCGGGATTTCTCCGCATCGCGAGGCTACACCTGCGACGTCTGCGATGTTCCGCGAGGGCACAGCGGCCATTGAGAATGTTTTGCGTCAGGATCCTGCCGTGATCATGTCTAAGGCTACAACTAGCCGTGGCCGCTATATCGACAGGGCTGGCGACATTTGGGACGAGCCTTCATTTGACGTTGAGTTTGTGACTCGACGCGATTTTGACGCGCAGCCGGTGTTTACTGACATGGTAAAGCAGGCCAAGAAGCGCGATCAGGACAGCATGTTCTTGTCCGAGGTGGTTGAGCCTGGAACTGTTGAGGGGGCAAACCCAGGCATTGAAATCTACTTCACCAAGAAGGTTGATGACGCAACCGCAGAAAAATTAACTGAAGTCATCAATAAGTTAAAGGTTGACGCTGGGTTCACGTTCGTAACGGACTACAAAGCAAAAAACCGCGCCGCAGGCGGCGAAAATGTTGGCGAATATGTTGGGATGCGCCTACAATACGTTCCTGAGTTTGGTGCTGGGAGAGAGTACACCTCACATCTAGCTTCACAAGCCCAGGGAAAAATGCTCGACGCCATTGAGCATATATCTGATGTCGATGGCGTCTCTTCCGCGCGTTATGTTGAGTACGACACTCAGGTTCTCTTTAGGGATCAATACGATGACTACCTTGCAGGAAATCTACCAAATGGCCGTCGAGCGGCATGGACCAAACAGCCGCTCGGCCAAGGCAATCAAGCAGCAAATCGAGGCCAAGGAGCTAACCAAGGGGCAGTCAACGGAGAGGTTCTTCGTGTCGAGCTTCCAGAAAAGCCCGAAGGCTACGCCTCCGGCGGCTCGGTAAGCGGCCACGTCCCGACCGAAAAGATGAAGGTCGATACCTATGTCGGCCCTCATCACGATAGCAAGCGCATCTTTATCATCAATCAGCAGCACCCGCATACGAAGCGCTTCAATGATCACAAGGTCATGCTGGGCTACAAGGAACGCTCGCACGCGGTTAAGGACTACGTCCATTCGTTCAGTGACGGGAACGGCCACAAGCGCATTGCGTCGATCATCGAGATGGATTCGCATCAACTAAAGGATTGGCTGCGCGGTGGAAACCTGCATAAGCCGACGCATGGGAGCAATTAAACATGGCAACTCAACAGCAAATCTCATCGACTCAAATCATTCAGCAGAGCCTCAAGCAGGAGCAGCCTGGCGCTGACATAAACCTTGTGCTGCATGTCCTCGCTGATAAGGTTCAGAAAAAAGAAATAAAGCTGTTGCAGATCGGAAATACAGTCTTCATGCTGAAGCCTATTGATGGCCAGACAGTTGAGTTTCACACGTTTACGATTGAGCCAATTAATGACTTGATCCTGCGGTATCGCGCCGGGATCAATACGCTTAAAGAAATGGGCTTCAAGAAAGCTGTCAGCTACTCTGAGTCCCCAGCCTTCGTTAAAATCGCGCAGCAGACAGGTCTTCCCGTTCGCGTCAGTCAAGAAAAGACAGACAAGGGCGTGACCTACAAATTTGAGGTGGATCTGTAATGCCCGCAACAGGAATCATCATCGGACTTGCCCTCGCCGCTGCTGAAATCACTCCGGCGATAGTGGGAACCGCGCTTCTTGGCGGTTCTGCTGCTGTCGCCGCGATTGAGGGCGGAACCCTAATCGCCAGCACGCTCGGTGGCGTCGTCATTGGTGCTGGCTCTGGCGCGCTCTCTGCGGCCATTCAGGGCGGCGACATTGGCAAGGGCGCTCTCATGGGCGCCGTCAGTGGTGGCGTTGGATCCGCTATTGGGCCATCCATTAATGAGCTTGTCTCCGATTCCATGGGCATCGGCGGCAACCTCGGCAAAGGCATCGCCACAGCCATCACTGGAGAGATAGCAGGAACTGCCGCAGGACTTGCCGGTGGCGCAAGTTTGGGTGAAGCCGCAGGTGGTTCTTTGCTTGGCGCATTGCAAGGTGGGCTGTACGTCGGCAGTGGCATGTCTGACATCATCAACAAGGCTGTTGGGAGCGCCACCAGCAAGATCGGCGATACAGTGCGCGGTTATTTGCCGCCGACTGAAAACACGGTCGAGGCTTGGTCTGATTCAGCATGGGATGCCGCCAACAGAAACCAGCTCGCTGAATGGCTGCATGACTTCTCTGGAAATCCCAATGCCCAGGAATTGATCACTGGGACAAAGGGCGTAGTAGTTGGTTTTGAAGACACTGGTGGCGCAACAGATGCGGATGGAAATGTAATACAAGGTAAGCCAATCATTGAAAGCACAGGTGAGCCACTCATTGACATGAGGGCTCTTATGGAAACGAATGCGGAGATCGGCGCCAAGATTGACGAGGCAATTCAGGCTAAGCTGAGCGATCCAAACACCAGCGCCGAAGAAAGGGCTGCGATCCTGAAGGATGCGCAAACACGCGCTGAAATTCAGGGCAAGGTTCTTGGCGCCGTTTCTGATCAGACGCCAACAGTGAAAGAGGCGTTGCCTGACACCACTGAGAGCGCATTGGACAGGTGGCGCAATCTTTCCGTCGATGCCAATGGCAATGTGCTCGACCCCATGGGAAATGTCGCCATTCCTTCTGGCGGCAATGAAGTAGTTGAGCAACCCCCAAAGGTTGAGACTGTCACTCCGGCCAATGCCGATCTGCCCGTAGCCAAAAGCTCTGGCATGGCCGACATTTTGGACGGCGCTCGTATCGCCGCCAGCAAGGGTTTGCTGAGCGCTTACGTTCAAGCAAATCCGTCAATGAATTCGACCGCGTTTGATAATGTTTTCCCTGAGCTTCGAGCGGCTGACGCTGCTGCGAAGGCGGCTGCGGCTGGCGGGGCTACCCTCTCGACGGGAAAGACTGCTGTTGAAGACATCAAGCAGATCATGAGCGAGAATGGCGCGCAAGCCGTTGACCCTAATGCTAACGTATGGGATCCGGGCACGCAGCTTGGCGTTGTTCCTACATATACGTCAAATGAACTTGCCCTTGCAGGAATTCGGGCCGAATACATTCCTATGGTCCAGTCTGGTCAAATGAGCTTTGACGACGCTGTCGCCAATTCTAAGCTGCCAGTCACTACGATTAGCGGTCCTAAATCTACGCAAACAACCGATTCTCAAACATTTGCCCCTGTGATTGGAGATATTGTCACACCCATCACGGTGATCCCGAATATATCATCGCAAGATGTTTCAAATGTTGTCGATGACCTAAAGAAAAAGGATGAAAAGACAACGCCTATCACTTCAAGCCAAGACGACACGTCAAAGGTCATTGAGGATCTCAATAAGCTCGACAAGGTCGGCACTAATGTCGCGCTGTCCGGGGAGACTGGTGCAAAATCAGACACCGGGCTTGTCTTTGATCCTTTGGGCAATGTTGTCATCCCTGGAAGGACAGGGAGCGTGACTAGCACGGTTACTGCCCCTGGATCCGGCGCTGGTGACACATTAACTGGCACAGGCAGCGGTGACACGGTAACTGGAGGTGGTGAAACGGTAACTGGTGGTGGCGACACGGTAACTGGTGGCGGACCCGCAGGCCGTCAGGCTCCCACTAACATTGAAAAGCCTATGGTCACTGGAGGCCCCTCTGGGCTTGAGCCAACAACGCCTACAAAGGAACCTGTTGTTGATCCCAATCCCTGGGTTCTTGATCTGGAGCCTTTAACCCCTGCCCCCACAAGGCCGCCGACGCCCACTGTTGTTGAGCCTATTGAGGAAACGCCTTCCCAGATTGAGCCTCCTCAACCGCCAACTCGCGAAACTGTCGACCCTGAACCTCCGGTAGTTGCGCCTGAGTCTCCGGTGATTACGCCGACGCCGCCTGTTATCCCGCCCACTATCCCGCCTGTGACCCCACCTACACCGCCTGTTACTCCGCCCGTGACCCCTCCGGTTACGCCCGATCCCGTGATCGCGGAAATCTGGCGCCGCAGGTTTACAGGCGCGCCTGTGGACCCGCTTTCTTATGGTCTTGGACCCACAAGAACCTTTTTTGAAGCCTACAAGGAGCCGGCGGCAGCCCGTGGCGGTTACTTCGACGCCGACCAGTATTTCGCTGACGGCGGCCTTGTGACGCCTCAAAACCCGCCTGCGATGCCGACGGTGTCAGCCTTCCCGACGATGGCGTTCACAGACGGTCAGGGGCCTGTCGGCACGATTGCCCAGCCTCCAGGGCTGCTGCCTAGCGATTCTGTTGGGTCTGACGCACCACATGCCTCGCCGATGGCGCCTTCGCCTGCCGCTGCGTCTCCGGGCTTCTCTGTGTTACAGCAGGTGCTTGGATCCCGTAACGCCAATGCGTCGCCCGCCCTGTCCACAGTATCCCAGAACCCGAATGTGGGGTATGCTCTTGGCAAATCTCCACTTTCAAAATTGTAAGGTCTAATCATGGAAGATGAAGACAAGGGCGTTGAGCTTGAGCTGGAGCCGGATGACAGCGACGTCGAGGAGCACGACGACGGCTCCGCGACTGTAACGCTCGACGAGCCGGATCAGGCGCAGAACGCCGAGTTCTACGTCAACCTCGCTGAGGACATGTCAAAAGCTGACATGTCAACGATCTCCGCGCAGCTTCTGGAATTCATTGAGCGCGACAAGGAAGCTCGCTCGCTGCGCGACAAGCAGTATGAAGAGGGCATCCGCCGCACCGGGCTTGGCGACGACGCACCTGGCGGCGCTGACTTCCAAGGCGCCTCCAAGGTTGTGCATCCCATGCTCACTGAGGCGTGCATCGACTTTTCGTCTCGCGTGATCAAGGAGCTTTTCCCCGCCACTGGCCCGGTGAAGCAGTTCATCCCCGGCGAGATCACCCAGCCAAAGCTTGAAAAAGCTATGCGCAAGGAAAAGTTCCTGAACTGGCAGCTCACCCAGCAGATGGTCGAGTTCAGGCCTGAACTGGAGCAGATGACGACCCAGATCCCGCTGGGTGGCGCTCAGTACATGAAGCTTGTCTGGGACGATCAGCGCAACCGCCCGATGGCCGTGTTTGTGCCCATCGACGACGTCTATTTGCCCTACAGCGCCACCAGCTTCTACACAGCCGAGCGCAAAACGCATGTCCAGTACATCACGCGCCTTGAGTTTGAGAAGCGTGTCGGCGCTGGCATCTATCGCGACATCGACCTCGTTGCGCCTCAAGAGCCCGAACTCACTGGGCCACAGAAGGCTAACAACAAGATTGAGGGCAAGGAGCAGAACAGCTACAACGAAGACGGCCTGCGCACCGTTTTTGAGGTGGCCTGCTTCCTCGACTTTGAAGATAACTTTGGTCTCGCCCCGTATCTCGTGACCATCGACCACACGACGCAGGAAGTCCTTGCGATCTATCGCAACTGGGATCCTGACGACGAACAGCAGGAAGAGCTTGTCCACATGGTGGAATGGCCCTTCGTTCCTTGGCGCGGAGCCTATCCGATCGGCCTCCCCCACATGATCGGTAGCCTGTCTGCTGCTGCGACAGGAGCGCTCCGCGCCCTTCTTGATTCTGCCCACATCAATAACTTCCCCGGCATGCTGAAACTGAAGGGCGGGTCTCGAGGTGGCCAGTCTGACCGCATTGAGCCGACGCAGGTGACGGAGATTGAGGGCGGCGTGGGCGTCGATGACGTCCGCAAGATCGCTATGGCTGTCCCGTTCAACCCGCCCAATGCTGTCCTGTTCCAGCTTCTGGGCTTCGTCACTGAGGCCGCTCGAGGTGTCGTCCGCACGACCTACGAGAAGCTTCAGGATCAGAATCCTAACGTCCCTGTCGGCACCACGCTCGCCATGATTGAGCAGGGCATGACGGTGTTCTCGGCGATCCATGCTCGCCTGCACTACGCCATGAGCATGACGCTCAAGGTTCTGCACCGGCTGAACTCTAAGCACATCGACGATGAATACATTGAGCGCGTGACCGGCGAGGAAATGTGCAAGGCCAAGGACTTCCAAGGCCCGCTTGATGTCGTCCCTGTGTCCGACCCGAACATCTTCTCTGACGTCCAGCGCGCAGCCCAGTCTCAGGCTTTGGTGCAACGTGCCGCCGCCGCTCCGGCTTTGTATGACGCCCGTGCTGTCGAGGAGCGCTTCCTCCAGAGCATGAAGATCCCGGACTACAAATCTCTGTTGGCGAAGAAACCTGAGCCGATTGAGCTGAATGCCGTAAACGAGAACCTCGCCCTGACGCTTGGGCGCCCGGTTATGGCCTTCCCGATGCAGGATCATCTGGCCCACCTTCAGGTCCACCTCGACTTCCTGAAGAGTCCGATCTTCGGCATGAGCCCGCTCATGGGTCCGACCTACATTCCAGGCGTGCTACAGCACATCAAGGAGCACATGGTCTATTGGTACTCTGTTTCCATGTACGAGCAGACCAGCAACGCCGTCGGCGTGCCTCTTGATACCTTCCTCGGCGGGAAAGACCACGACGTGTCTGCCGAGCTTGATCGTACTCTGGCCATGGCCTCGCAGCGGTTCATGCCTGAGATCCAGTCTACGTTGCAGGGCATCCCGCCCGTCATCCAGCAGGCTCAGCAGTTCTTGCAGCAGTTCAAGCCGCCGCAGCCTCAGGATCCGACGCAGGTTCTCATGGCTGAGACGCAGCGCAAGGCCGCCTACGATCAATCCAGAGCCAAGATCGACGAGGGCAAGCTCCAGATTGAGCAGGCGAAGGTTTCCCGTGAAACACAGCTTGACCAGATCAAGATGCAGGAGCGCCAGGCTGAGATTGCAGCCAAGGTTCAGATGAACCGCGAAGACAACATGACTGCAAAGGAACTAGCCGTGTTTGAGGCCGAACATGGTCAGAAGGTTGGACTCTCCACTGGCCACGGTATCAATCCAGGAGTGTAAAATGGATAACTCTCTTCTCCCTCAGCATAAGCGTCTTGCCATGGGCATGGCCGTCAATAACGAGCCCTCAGGCGCGTCCAAGAACATGACCAATGACATGGTCACGCCCCATAAGTCATATGGCATCCACAAGAATCTCTCTGGAAAGAACGACGCTCACGCCAAAAGCGGACTTTCTTCCTTTGATGCGAAGAAATAGTCCTTGACTGGGGGACTATATGCTGGAAATCATCATCAAGAGGCTACTCGAGGAACAAAGTCGGGTAGCCCATGAAACCATGGAGCAGCCTGGCGACGGCTCATCTTTTGAGTACGGGCGCCGGGCTGGAAGATACGCCGGTCTGGGTCGCGCTATTGCGGTCATAGAGGAGACCTTGGCAGAAGGAGAA